GCGCCCTGAGCCCGCGATGATCGACCTCGGGCCTGGCCCGGACACGTCCGCTCCTCCGATCGACGTTCCGGGTCAGACCCTCTTCCCGGGTTTCACGAACATGGCCCCGCCGGGCGGCATGTTCGCCAACGTTCCCATGCCCGGCTTCAGCGAGTAAGGAGATCAGATGTCCGTCACGATGCATGCAGGAAAGTTGCCGCAGCAGCGGTACCCGACCTTGGGGTTCCAAGGTGTGCGGATGGTCCATCCGCCCGACAAGCTCTTCGGGCTCCTCTGCGGTCTGCCGGGAGAAGGCAAGTCGCAGTTCGCCCACTCGCACCCCGATGCCTGGGTGTGCAACATGGACTCGACCTCGACCCTCGGCAATCCCCGCGCCATCATCTGGCCGGGCATCAACCCGCAGGGCCAGGCGATCGACGTCGACGGCCGCCCCCTCGTCCTCACGTGGGAGGCGGTCAAGGCGAAGCTCGACATCCTCGTCGCCCTCGCCAAGAACAACGAGCCACGTCCCGCCACCGTCATCTTCGATTCGCTTGGCACGTGGATCCCCCTGCTCAAGGACTGGATCACGCGCTCGAACGACAAGGGCGACTGGCGAGACATGGACGGCCGGCGCGCGTGGGACCAGCTCTACGACATGGTGATCGACACGTGCCTCATGCTGCGCCGCTGCGGCTACGGCGTCTACATCATCTGCCATGTCGTGAACGCCAAGGTTCCGCTCGGCGACGACCGCTACGTGTTCAAGCCCGAGCTCACGATCACGGACGGGTTCTACAAGCGCCTGTACCCGCTGTTCGAGCTCGTCGCCGCGATCTCGTCCGAGTGGATCACGGAGCAGCGCGAGGTCGTGCAGCCACCGATTGTCAAGGATGGCAAGACCGTCACCTTGAAGCCGAAGGTGATCACCGAAAAGCGCAAGAAGCATCTCTTCGCGGTAGACTCCGAGACCCTCTCGGGCATCACGAAGCACCGCGTCAAGATGGCGGGAGAGTTCGAGCTCCCGGAAGAGAACGGCTGGGATGAGTTCGTCCGTCACTACACCAACAATGCCAGCGCGTAACGCTGGCTCATTTCACGGAGAGTAAGTCATGGCAAATCAGAAGATGTCCGCACTGTTCGCAGCTCAGAAGAAGGCCTTCGGAGACGCCAACCCCGACACGGGCGTGGGTGGTCTCGGAGAGTGGCCGGCGGAGGGCGAGCACGACTGCTACATCCTCGCCCTCGAGATCAATGAGAAGGCGTCGTACCGCTTCACGGACGGTCAAGGCCAGCAGCTGGAGTTGCCCGCGGTGGAGTTCCGCTTCCGGTACCAGCTCCTCAACGACGAGACCAACCCGGACTCGCCGCTCGTGTGGGGCGGAGCGCCCTTCACGTTCCCGGACGACGCCGACAAGGTCACGTCGGACGGCCGCCGCACCGGCCTCACGATCGAGCGCAACCGCTTCTGCGGTCACCTCTCGACCCTGCTTGGAAGCAAGGTCGGAACGGCTGATGGTCTCGACGTGGCCGCGGCGATCGAGAAGGTCACCGAGCTCCTCGGCTCCGACACGCAGGTCGTCGCGACCGTGCGCTGCCAGTACCGCAAGGGCAAGGGCAACAGCGCCAACCGGATCTACAAGACCGAGTTCCTGACCAAGCTCCTGTCCCAGTGACAGGCTGACGAAACCCCCACTGAGCGAGGGGGTGGGACCCACAAGTTCCACCCCCTCTTCCTTTCCTCCATGAGGGGAGGCAGGGGTGCATCCGGACCAACCTCCTTTCGGTCTATGCCCCGTTGTCTCACGGTAAGCATCGCGATGGATCAGCCTACTGAGCCCCTGCCTCTCTTTGAGGAAACCCGGATCCGTGCCCGGATCCTGCCCTACAACCTAAACCTGTACCGCCAGGCCCGCTTCATGGTGCCGCCCGTCTCGGTGCGCATCGACGTCACCCAGGCGCTTGCACAGCCCCGCGTAGCCCGCCCGTGGCCGAGCCTCGCCTCTGGAACCCCCACTGATCTGCGGGTCACGCTGAGCCCGCAGGGCCGCCTGTGGCTGGTCGCCACGCTGGAGGGCCTTCCGCCCTCGACCGGGCAAGAACTCCTGCCCGGCAGCTTCTCCGTCCGTTCCTCGTTGAACCGGCTGGGGATCGACATCAAGCGCGAGGCGATCGCCGACCTGGCCGAACGGCTGACCCCGGTCTTCCCCGACCACCGCATCCTGTTCCGGCTCTACCCCCGTCTCGCCACGGGCCTCGCCCAGTTCAACCAAGACCACAGCTACAGCCGGGTCCTGATCGCGCTCTAGTAGCCCCCGAACGGCTCGAACGGCTGGGCCGCGGCGGCTGCCTGCTGCTGCTCCTGCGACAGGGGCAACGCCTCCACGCGCCGCGCCTGCATCCGCTGCCGCGCCGTGTCCGCGCCCGCCAGCGCCTCTTCCTCCAGGCCCATCTGCGGCGACCGCTGCCGGGACATCTCGAGGTACTGCGGCCGAAGGTCCGGGGGCATCCGGTCCAGGATCCTCTCGCTCCTCGACACCAGCCGGTTCTGCATGGCCTCGTCCAGCTGGTCCTTGCTGACCGTCAGCTTCATCTTGAAGCGGCGCTCGAACTCCGACTGGATCCCCTGCATCTTCGGAATGTCGTTGGCCAGGAGCGCGGCGATCGCCCGCCTCCGGTACTGCACAATCTGGTCACGGTTCTTCAACAGCATGCCGTCGAAGTCGCTCGACTCCTTGAAGGTGCCGAGGTCGACGCCGAGCGCGCGCGCGAAGATCTGCCCCTTCGACTGGTAGTCGATCAGGGTTCCGTCGCCCTTGAAGACGGCCACGCGACCGTCCTCGGTCTGCTGCTTCGGGTCGATGTACGTCTTCTGCAGCGAGCCGGGCAGCCCCAGGAGCGGTGAGTTCGGCATGTCGCCCATCATGTTCATCAGGCGCGCCGTGGCCACGCCGCCAGGCAGCAGCCGCGGGAGGTTGTCCTGCAGGAGCGCGCGCTGCCCAGGGTCCAGGGCGCCGCGCACCATGTTGATCGGGATGTCCACGATCGGGGGGATCGGGATCCACTCGTTCCCCGTCTGGAAGAACCGGCTGCCGCCGGCCACCTGCCCGAGGCTGGCGCCGTAGAGCGAGGGGCTCAGGTCGACGCCGAACGCATTCTTCCCGAACTCGTAGAACATGGCGCTGATGCCCATGCCCCGAATGAAGTCGATGCCCATGCCACCCCAGCCGCGGTCGCCCAGCATCCTCGAGTCCTTCGTCAGCGCCGTCGCCGACCGCAGCGGGAACGTGAGGAACTGCCGCATCAGCGGGTTGTTGAACGCGCGGCCGAACGGCCCCACCCCCTGAAACATCATCGGCGTGTTCACGGTCGAGCCGCCGAACTGCGTCGCGCTCACCATCTCGTCGACGTCGTTGAGCATGCGGTAGTACCCGCCCGTGCCCGGCTTCGTGGTCACGCCCGTGCTCCGGTACAGGTTCTCCACCGAGTGCGCCGCGACGCTTCGATTCAGCCACTCGGCCTTCTCGAACAACTTCATCGGGTAATCGAAGAAGTAGCTCTCGCGCCGCGCCACGCCGCTCAGCGCCTCGCTCTTGTGGCTGATCGTGTCGAGCGTCGAGAACGTGTCCCTTCCGATCTGGATCAGGTTCTCCCCGTCCACGTTCGAGAACTTGAAGTGCTTGTTGATGAGCGCCTCGTGCTCGAGGTCGCCGAGCGCCCTGAACCCGTGCGTCCCCACGCGATCGGCCACGTACCCGCCCATCTCCTTGAACGCGGCGCCATACGCCTTCATCACGTTGCCGAGCCCACCGTAGACGCTCGTGTACAGCAGGGGCTGCATGAGGTTCATCGCCACGCTGCTCAGGTTGAGGCCGAGGTGCGTGACGTACAGGTACTTCGCGAGCGTCCCCGTCACCCCCTTCGCCTCGCCGAAGCTCAGCTCCGCGTCCACCATCCCCTTCAGCCGCGAATGCACTCCCTGCCCCCACTGGCCCGCGCCCTTCAGCGCCTCGCCGACACCCGAGTCCAGCACCGCGCCGAGCGCCTGCTTGCCCTTGATCAGCGCCATGTGCGACGCGGTGTGCTCCACCTTCTGCACCCCCACTGCCTGCCGCAGGATCGTCTCGAGCGCCTCCTTCGCGAAGCGGTCCTCGAGCAGGTAGTGCTGGTCGAAGAAGACCTCGGCCAGCGACTTCTTCGCCGACACCAGCGGGCTCTTGAGCCGCGCCGCCGCGAGCTCCTTCACCTTGGCCTCGCTCGCCATCTTCAGCGACGAACCGACCGCCTCGTTCACGCGCGGCAGCTCGTCCAGCGTCTGCACGTAGAGCGCATGCGTCACGCCCGTGTCCCTGAAGTAGCGGGCCAGCGACTCCTGCGCGTTGATCCGGTAGACCCGCGCCGACTCGCCGCGCGCCGTCATGCGCTGCACCCGGTTCACCGCCTTGGACAGCAGCTTCGAGCCGTCGGCCGTCGGGCCGAACATGCCGTAGAGCTCGCGCAGGTCGTCCGGGTCCCAGGTGCCGGCCACGCTCGACCGGCTCAGCGACGAACCCGTGGCCACGAGCGCACGGCTGCGCCGCTGCTCGACGATGTCCATCATGGCGCCGCCACCCTTCACGTCGATGAGGTTGCGCGGCATGTAGTCGGCTGGCTGGTTCTCGATGATCTGCTTGAGGAACTCCTTCGCGTCGTTCACGTCGAGCTGGCCCTTCGCGATCCGCTGCGCCACGTCCGGCCCCAGCATGATCGCGGCGACCTCCGCGCCGGTGCCGCTCATCGCGCCCTTCCCCTGCATGCCCATCCTCACGCCCTGCACCATCCGCACCAGCTTGTCCTCGTCGGCCAAGAACTTGCCCGCCTTCGCGCTCGCCGCAGCGTCCCCGAACATCGCCATGCGGCGCTCCGCCGCCGCGGCGCGGTACGAATCACGGAGCCGCGTGAGCCCCAGCCTCCCGATCTCCGCATCCATGTCCGTCGCCAGGTACGCGGGCACCTGCCGCTTGATGAACCCCATCTTGCCCTTCTTGTAGGTGGGGATCAGCTCGGTGCGCGCCTTGTCGAACCCCTCGAGCGAGGCCCACAGCGCCAGGTTCCGGCGCTTCGCCAGCGCCTTCTTGGAGGGGTCAGCCACCTTGTCGTGGTTGAGAGAGTCAAGGCCGTGCTTCTCAAGCACCTCGCGCAGCGGCTCGCCGACCCTCTCGAGCAGCTGCTTCTCCAGCTGGTCCACGCCCTTGGCGAAAGCCTGCGTGGCCGGCGTCAGCGCCGTCCCCCTGAACATCTGCTGCGGAGCCAGCAACCCGAGCGCCGCATGCAGCCCGCCCTGCTCCTTCACGAACGGGTGGAACCGCGCGCCCATGTCGAACACGGCCTTGCCCGAGCGGGCGAGCATGCTTCCCCCCACTGGACTCGTGACGGCCATCAACAGCACGAACGGATTCGTCAGGATGTCCACCGCCGTGTCCGTGACGGCGTTGCGGCCGATGCGGTCCTTGAGCCGATCGACCAGCGAATCCCGCTCCGAAGGGCTCAGCCCGTCCGCGTCCACCAGCGTCTGCATGGCGCCGCGCGCGGTCATCTCCCCGTCCAGCGCCTGCGTCAGCAGCACCATCGGCTTGTCGTAGGACGCAAGCGACTCGTACCGGAGGTTCATCGGCATCTGGCTCATGCGTCAGAGAGTATCCAAAAGAGAAAGCCGCCCGGGTGGAGCGGCCTCCTCCAAGGGGAAAAGATGCTCGATCAATACTGGCTGCGCCAGCGCACCTGGATGTGGAAGCCGTCGATGCCCGCGAGGGCACTCGCGCTCACCAGCCACAGCGTCGAGCCGGCCTCCATCAGGTTGTTCGCGGTCTGGATCGTGAAGCCTGCGGTCGTGCCGGAAATCCAGCGCGCCGGGAAGGTGCCGCCGGACGCCAGCTGCTTGGCCACGGTGATGTTGGTTTGTGCCGCGATGCCCGCGTCGGTGGGGACCGCATCGCTCGTGACCTTGACGAAGCGCAGGTCCTCGTTCGCGGTCGGCGCGTCCTGGAAGTACATCACGATCGAGTCGATCACGCTGATCCGGTCGAAGTGCTGGATCGGGATGAACTGCGCCGTCGTGCCGGGGGTCACGAGAATCGTCGTGACGTGAAAGTCGTTCGGGTAGTAGCGGGTTTCGAGCGGGAGTTGTCCAGCCATGGTTCACCTCATCGGGCTTCAATAAGTGCTTCCAACACCCCTTGATTATCAGGGGATCCAGTGGGGGTTCCAAAGCCGCCCGTGGCCATTTGGTACGCCACGCTCTCAAGGAAGTCGGTGCGCCCACCGCCGATCACGACGGCGCCGTTCGGGATGGCGCGCCCCACCATCAGCTGATTGTACAGCTGCGGGTTCGCCGTCGCCAGCCGGATCAGATTCTCCGACATGGCCCGCTGCAGGCGCCGCGCGCGCATCGCCCGTGCCGCCTCAAGCCTCTGCCTCTGGAGCTCGAGCTTGAGGTCCTTGCTGAACCCGGTGAACTCCTCCTTGACCGAGCTCCCCAGCTGGCCGCCCAGCTCCAAGCCCACCAGCGCCGTAGGCACTCCCACTCCGAACGCCATGCCTGGGCTCGAGAAGTCAAGCCCGACGGCCCTGCCCGCCTTGGCGGGTCCGCTCACGAGCGAACCAAGACTCTTGAATGCTGATCCGACGCTCATTGAGCCACCTCGATCCACTGGTACTCGGGATTGCGCAGGACCATCCGATCGGCCACGTCGCGCCGCACCGCCGCGGCGAACCCGACCAGACTCTTTCCCTCCACGACCCGAGACCAAAGCCAGGTTCGAGACTTGCGGCGCACTGCGGCGCTGCCCCGCTCGTCCCAAAGCCACTTGCGCAGGTCCGCCTTGGCCTTGAGGGCCTCGCCTCGGACGACAAGCGGCCGGCTCGTGACGTTCACGAGCACGTGTCCTGCGGGCCATGGATCTTCGGTCAGCTTCACGAGCGCGAAACCCTTCCTGTTGTGCTGCTCCACGACCCTGTGGCTCAGCTCCTTGACGTTCTCGAGCTTCACCATCACATCCTCGCCATCAACTCTCCGACGCCTGGCTGGCTCGGCACAGCAAGGGACCGCAGGCTGGCCTCGTGCCCACGCAGGAGCGACGAAAGCGCCTGATCCGAGATCGACTGGTTCCTCGACTGCATGATCCCCTGCTGGTTCTGGATCGCAGCCATGTCCGTCATGTAGCGCATCTGCCTCATCTGGTCGTTCACCATCTGGTCCTGCTGCGCACCGCCGCCGACCGCGCCCAAGGCCTGCAGCATCTTCAGGCGCCGCTCGTCCGCGGCATCCAGCGTTCCCTGCTTCAACAGATCAAGAACCGTGTACGCGCTGTAGATCGCGGCGAGCGGCCCAAGGAACCGCCCCAACCACGCCGGTTTAGAACCAACCGGCCCTACGGCATCGCCTCCGGCCGCAGCAGCCGGTGCCGTCGCGCCCTTGGTGGGCCCAAGCATGCCGACCAAGCTGGTCGGTGCCGCCCCCGCAGCCGACGCAGCAGCCGGAGCCGCAGCCGAAGCCGCAGCGCCCGTCGCAGCGCCCGCTGCAGTGGTGGCGGCCGTTGCCGCGGCCTTGGCGCCCGTGCTGATCGTCTTCGGGACGCGCTTGCCGGCCTTCAAGAGCTTGATGGCGTCGCTCGCGTCCCCCTGATTCGTGATCGCATCCGCCTGCTCCTGCGTGATGAGGCCTGCCTTCACGCCCTTCTTGAGCGAGCTGGCCTGCGCCTTGCTGACCGGGTTCGCGCGCCATGCGTCCTTGGCGGCCGGAGCCGATCCGTCGGTCACGGGCGTGAACGAGCCACCCGCGGGCACCGCGCCGCCCGCCGCCTTCTTGATCTCGCCGAGATCCTGGGACGCGGCGAACTTGGACTTGGGCAGGTCGGCCTCGGGCATGCCCGCCTCGAGGAGCGCTTTCTTCTGAGCTTCGGTGATGGGCTCGAACTTGCCGGTCTTCGTCCCCATCTCGTCCATCAGGTCGGAAGCTTCTCCGAACGTCGTCGGCAGCTTCGCTTCGTCGATCCCGTTCTTGATCAAAACCGACTTCTGCCTCGCGCTGATGGGCTGCGCGCGCCAGTTCCGATCCAGCTTGAACGGCGCCACCGACGCAGCTGCGCCCGGTGCGGGAGCCGAAGCCGGAGCCGCGGTAGCCACCGCCGCGGGCGCAGCGCCCAAGGGAGTGAACGAACCGCCAGTCGGAAGACGGCCTCCTCCCACGGGAGACGACGCGGGCGCGGAAGCGGTCGGGGTCGGAGTTGGCGTCGGGGTTCGGCCAAGGGCCTCTCCCGTCTCGGCCAACGTGCCCCGCTTGGGTTCGGCCGCGGTCTCGATCGACTCTTGAATCGCGCGATCGCCCTTGTTCAACCGAATGTTGAGCAGACGGTCCTTCACGGTTCCGCCGACGCTCATGGCCTGCCCGCGCAGATTCTCGAAAGTCTGCGGGTTCACCGCGCCCTTGCCTGTGGCCGCAGCGCGGCCCCTGCCCATCATAATGTTGGCCTGGTCGTCGACCCGCTTTGCCCAGTCCCCGAGCCCCACGGCCTCGCCGATGTCCGGCCCGAGACGATCGCGAAGCAGAGCCACCTCGACCATATGAGCCCGAACCGCCGGCTGTTGGGCGCGGGCAAAGGTCAGTGCGGGCCCGCCGCCCAGATGCTTGTAGATCAGGTCGTCGGCTGCTTCGCGCGAAAGCTTGGCGGCTTCCTTCTTGAAGTTGACGCCCTGCAACGCCCGGCGCGCCGCCATCTGCTCATCGGTCGCCCCCGCCTCGATGAACCCCGATCGCCCGGCAGGAACCGGCGTAAACGACCCTCCTCCTTCAGGCGCATCGCCCCCGAGAACAGAAGCCTTTGGCGCGGTTCCGAAGCGGCCGCGCGCGCCCCTCGGCTGCTCCTTCTTCACGAAGTCCGCGATCACCTTCTCGGCTTCAGGGGTCTGCGGAATCTGATCGACCCGATCGACTCCGAACTTGGCGAGAAGCTCCCCTCGCAACTTCAGGTAGTCGTTCTGATCCTTCGCAACCTTCCCGACGGCTTCCTCGATGCGCGTCACGTCGGGAGGAGTCCTTCCCGACGGAACACCCCCACTGACCGGCACTTCAGCCGGACGGACAAAGCCGCCTGCGATTCCAGAAGTCTTTCCCTTGGGCTCGGGAAGCGGGGCGGCTCCCGCCTTCGCGGTGGCCTGCGAAAGCGGGTCGCGTGGTGCGGACGCTGGAGCCGGCGCAGGCTCAGGCATGGCCGCGAGCTTCTCAAGCTCCGCCTTGCGCCGCGCCTCTTCCTTGCGATTCGATTCCGCGATTGCCGCATACTCGGCCTCTTGCTTGAGCTTCGCTGCAGCCTGCGCACGAGCCGAGCTTTCTGCGAGTTCCTCCGCGGAAACTTCGCCCTTCTTCGCAAGCGTCTCGGTGCCTCGAACGCTCGTCTTCACTTCAGGAGCAATCGAAGGAGCCGCAACCGCATTCGCCGCAGGCACCAGCTTGCCTTCTTGAAGCACGATAAGACCGGCCTCTTTCGCCGCTTTCAACTGCGCCTTGGCCTCGTTTGCCCGCGGCTCCAAAGCGGCCAACTGCGCTTGCGCCTTCTCGAGCGCCGCTCGAGTTTTGTTACCAGCATCGCCCGTCAGGCGTTCCGCCTTATCCGTAAGGTCTTTCACCGCTCTTTCGACCTTGAAGAACTCAAACACCGTCTTCTGCAGGCCGTCAAGTTGGTCTTGGTTCATCGGTTGACTCCTGTCATGCGGGCGAGTTCCTCAAGACGAGACGCCGTGTCCGTGCCCCCGAGATACCGCTGTTCCGCGATCACGGACTCGAGAGCGTCCCGTTCGTCTTCGGCTCCAGCCTCCAGCCGGCGGGTGATTCCTGCCTGCTCTTCTTCGATCTTCTTGGCGCGCTGCTGATACACGCGCGGATCGAGCGTCTCGAGTTCCGGCGGAACCTCGGTCAGGATCCTGCGGACCTCCGCTTCCTGCTCGGGGGTCATCATGCCCATCTGGCGCATCCTGTCGATGTCGTCCATGAAGCCGTCGTACTGGGGATCGTTCGCGTACTGGATCGACTTGCGGGCGTTCTCCAACGCTCCTTGCATGTCGAAGCGCGACAGGTCGTGCACGGTGCCCCCCACTGGCTTCATCAGCTTCTCGTCGATCATCACGCCCTGCACCTGATCGCCGACCGCCGACAACCCGGAAAGGGTCTTGTCGATCATGTCGAACTGATTCTTGTCAGAAGTCTCCGTGAACTGGCCGAGCAGCTCGGTGCGGTTCTGGCCGATCTTCTCAAGCCCATCGAAGATGGCGCTGATCTGCGTGTCGTCCATGCCCAGCTGACGCAGCTTGCCGATGCCCTTCGCGATCTCCCCTCTCAAGGCAGGAGCCGTGTCGCCCATCGCAGGACCGAACTCGGCGAGAAGCGCGGCCTTGGTCGCGATGTCGGAAGCGACGGCCGCGGCGTTCTTAGCTTCTCCTGGCTCGAGGCCGAAGGCGTCGCGGTTCAGATCGATCGCGTTGCTCACGACCGATACGGCCATGACCTTGGGGTCCTTCATAAACTCGGCGGCCTGCGCCTGCGCAAGCGTCGGATTGCCCGTGGACCCGAAAAACTTCAACGCCGAGTCAAACGCCATCAAGATCGTGGCGTCTACCGTGCTTGGAAACCTGTTGGCACCCAAATCGGCTTGTCTAATTTGTGAGGCCTCCAGTACCGCTCCTACTCTGCCTGCTTCCTGGAAGAAGCTTCCTTCGGTCGTGGCCTTGGTGAGCGCATGCGTGAAGCCGGCGAGCATCGCCTTGTCTGCTTGGCCGCGACGCAAGTCGAGGCTCTCCTTGAGGGCCTTGAGACGCGCGGAGATGTCGTTGTACTTCGTGTTGTGGATGCCTTTTTCGCTGGTCAGCATGTTCAGCGCGGCCTGCGTCGAGGCGGCGAGGGCCTGCAGCTTGTCGGATTCGCCGGCCAGTTCGCGACGTTTCGCTCGGAACTCGGCGATGCGCGGATCGTTCTTGGCAAGCGCCTGGATCGCCTTCTCGTTCATCTCGCGTTCGTTCTGAATCTGCGCCATCTTGATCCTGATGGCGTTGTCGATATCCGCCTGCTGCTTGTCGAACGCCATGCGCTTGTCGAACTGCGCACCCTGCTGAGACAGCTCGGCCTGCTGCTGTCGCTCGCGGCTCTCGTTGAGCTTGCGGTAGTTCTCGGCTTCGGCCTGAAGGCCCATGCGGAACTGCTGGCCCTGCTGCGCCATCTTCTGGGCCTCGAGGGCAAGCCCTTGGCGCGCACGGAGATCCTGCTGCTTGATGGCCCAGTTCTCGCGGGCGCCCTGGAGGTTCTGCGCCCCCATCTGCATACCGCCCATGAACTGCTCTGCGTTGCTCGGGATTCTGCTCATGTGAAATCTCGGAAGTCAGGGAGGTTGATGTTCTCGAGGCCCGGAGTCGTCGCCGCGTTGAGGAACCCCGTCAGCCCCGCGAACACGCTGATCGGCTGGTAGGGGTTGCCCATGTACATGTCGTACCGCTCTCGCTGGCCCGATGCAAGCAGCATCGCCGCCTGACTGGCAAGGGACGCATACGCCTGTTCGCCCATGACCCGCAGGTTGGAGCCCAGCTCGCGCATCTGCTGGCCCATCTTCTGGGCCTCAAGGGTCTGCGACCCGAACGCCGTTCCCACCTGACCGGCGATCTGCGCGCCCTGTGCCGTCATGCTCGCCTGCGCCTGCTTCATCGAAGCAGTCATTTGCCCGAGCTGCGCCATCTGCTGGTTCATGTTCGAGAAGATGCCCGAAACGATCTGCGAGGTCTGCGTCTGCGTGTCCATCCAGTTCTGCTGCTTGAGCGCCGCCTTCTCGCCCGGGCTCAGGTCGCCCATCATCTCGATTTCCTGATTGCGCGCGGCTGCGCTCCGCCCGATCCCAAACCCTGCGTTGGCGGCGTCCTGCGCACTCGTGTCGCGGAACTGCCGTTCCACGTCCATCGATTTCTGGACTGCGGCCTCCATCTGGCTGCCCATCTGGTCGAGCCTCTGGTTCACGTTCCCGAGCTGCTGATCGCGGAACTTGGCGAAGGCGTCGAAATCCTTCTGTCCCTGCTGCTCGAGCCCGCCGGCGATCCCTTGAAGCGCGCTCCGCTGACCCTGCCCAAGACCCTGCATCGTGGCCGCCGCGTTCTGCGTGGCGTCCATGAAGCCCTCGGTCGCTTGATTCATACGTTCAAACTGGTAGTCCGCCGCCCCCTGCTGCCGCGACATGTCGAAACCGACCGCCCCTGCGAGCGCCTGATCGACGTCAAGGAACGGGCTGTTTGGTCCGGCGCGCCGCAAGTTCCGATTGACCTGATCGACCATCGGATGGCCATACGGCACCGCAGAGCTCACAGGGTTCCTGGGCGACTCGAACTTCTGCGGGCCTCTTGAAGTACCCCCGTTGTTCATCGGGACGGGCCGCGAGCCGCGACTTCGAGCCTGCGAGAACGGATTCCCCCACTGGGAGAAAGAGCTCACAGGGTCTTGGTTTCCGGGTGCTGGGAAAACTTGCGGTCGGTTCATCAGCTGCCTCGCGGGTTCGTGGTGCGCTCGACGTTGGTGATCGTTCCCTTGACGATGCAGCCGAGCAGCCTGAAGTCGAGATCGGGACACAGGATACGGATTCCGGGCGTCAGCGAGGTGCCCTTCACGCCGTACCGCCCCTCTGTAGCATCGGAACCGAAGGCCGCGTACACCACGCCCTCGAGGTCCTGCACCGAAGGATACTGCTCTCCGTCCGTGTCCACCGTGTCGGCGACCGCGTACTGCGTCTCCGTCGTGCCGCGCCAGACCAGCCCGCGGAACCGGTTCAGCCGGTGGTTGGCCGTGACCGAGTCGGTCAGTGGGGGTCCCGAGACGTCGCTGAACGCGGCCCCGATCGAGCTGACCACCTTCATGCGGAAGAAGTCGGCGTTCGAGAACTGCATCCCCTGCGCGTCCACCAGCCCGACCGGCCAGCCGCCCCACTCGAACACGACCGGGCTCACGACAAAGACGTCGCCCGACTTCACGCCGGTGAGCCATGCGTTCG